ATTATGATCCAGATATTTGGGGCCCGCATTATTGGTTTTTTCTTCATACTATTTCTTTAACTTATCCAAAAAGACCAAATGAAGTGACCAAAAAAAAATACTACGATTTTGTGCAAAATATTCCCTTATTTATTCCGATTGAATCCATATCTACAAACTTTAGCAAACTTTTAGATGAATATCCCGTGTCGCCATATCTGGATTCAAGAGACGCCTTTACAAGATGGATGCATTTTATACACAATAAAATAAATGAACAACTGGAAAAACGAAAAATTTCATTAGGTGAATTTTATGCCAATTATTATGAACAGTACAAACCAAAAGAAGAAAAATGGGAATTATATCAAAAGATAAAGAGTAAAGTTATATACGTCGGCATCCTTTTACTTTTAATAGGAATCATTTTTTATTTTTACAAGAAATAGTTTTACTTCATTCTTACTTTTTTTCCGGGTAATTTGTTCATTGTAAAAATAACAATTATTGCGACAATAAAAAGTATAATTGATGCGTATAAAATTTTCGACCCTTTATAAAAAATACTATATCCAGGCTCAACTCGTTTATCTAATTGCAATACGCCAAATAAATATAATAATGCATTTTTCATTCCAAAAAAAGAAAACCAATCTTTTTGATTTTCGGTTTCCGGGAATAATTGATAGCATAAAGGCTCATGATACAAATATCTAGGATACATGAACAATGTATGGTAATCCCAATCGATTATCTTTGTTTGGTCCTCTCGTAAAATTTTGTCTCTTATATTTTTTGTATAGATACAGGCGTGCGTCCCTATTCCTAATAAAAGTTTGTTGTTGTTGTAGTCATATGGTTGTTGCAAAAATGGGAGACAGCCCAACATATAGATCATTGGTTCTTCCTCCTTCTTTTTAATAAAACTTGTAATATTCTCTCGAACTGTGACATCTCTTATTTTTTTGTCGAACATGAAGTCATCTTCTAGTATTAAAATATTTCCGTAATTTTTTTGCTCAGCATCTTTGAATATGTAAAGAAAAGCGTCAATCAAATCTATTTTAGCTTCATTCAGATGAAGATTTTTCTCGCAGGTTTTGTACCCTTTATTATGTAAAATATAAACTATATTGGTGGGATGATATTTGGATAATTGCGTATTTATATTATCGAGTCTTTCGGAATTCCCATCTAAATGAATAATATATGTTGCATCTAGATCCATTAATCCATCTGTATATTCTAGTTTTTCAAATCTATAACACTTATTATTTTGCATATACTATTGAAAGATTAATTTTTCTCTCTATTCAGAATAATATTTACTATATATAAGTTCAATAAATGAAAAAGACGTCGAAAAAAGGAGGAAAGGTCCTTGCATCTGGTGGATTTGGATGTATTTTCAAACCCGCATTAAGATGTAAAACTCTAAAAAACGAAAGCAGCGACGGAGTGAGCAAATTAATGAAAAAAAAATATGTGACAAAAGAATACGGAGAAATTTTAAAGTATTTACCAGAACTAAAATCGATACCCAATTATCAAAACTATTTTTTGGTAGAAGGGTTTTCCACATGTGACCCGGCTCCTCTGGGAGAAGAGGATAAAGATAATTTTGATGAAAAATGCAGAGCTTTGACAAAAAACGGATATACTAGAGAAAACGTGAATAAGCGTCTCTTAGAACTAAAAATTATTTCCATGCCATATGGCGGAATAGATGTTGGAGATTATGTTGATTCTGTTGGATTCAATTACGAAAAATTGCACGAATTGAATGAATCTTTACAGTTATTACTGAAAAATGGTATTTTACCAATGAATAAAAAGGGAATTTATCATTGCGACATAAAAGATTCCAATGTTTTAGTTCAAACAGACGACAAAAAGGTATTTACTCGCTTAATAGATTGGGGTCTTTCAACTTTATTTACTAGGGAAAAAACCATTCCCGCCGTACTTTTAAATCGACCTTTTCAGTTTAATATACTCTTTTCCAATGTCCTATTCAATAATTTATTTACAAAAATGTATAATGATTTTTTAAAAAAAAATCCGAGTCCCGATTATATTACAATTCGTTCTTTTGTAATTAATTTTACAATCAGCTGGGTTGATGAGCGAGGTCCAGGTCATCTCAGAAATTTAAACGGTATTTTTAAAGATATGTTTAGTGACACACTCAAAAATGTTGAAGATAAATTCAAAGAAGATATTATCGAGTATAATTATACGTTTTACTTCATTTTTGAATATTTATCACAAATTTTATTTAAATTTACTAATGGAAACACCTTTGAACAAATGAAATATTTTACCGAGGTATTTTTGAAAAATATCGACGTATGGGGGTTTGTCATGATTTATATTCCTATTTTTGAATATTTGTATAAAAATTACAAAAGATTAAACGAGATAGAAATGGATATCTTTCACACTATAAAATCTATGATATTATTGGTAATGGCTTCTAGTGCTGAGCCAATAGATATTGATAAGTTGGATGATATGTTGAAAAAGTTAGGAACCCTCTTTGAAAAGGCAAAAAGAGAAAAAGTGAATTTTGGTAGATTGAAAAGACCCTCTTCATCATCGTCCTCCAAAACCAGAAAACAACAAGGAGGTTCTTTAATAAAATATTATCACAAGAAAAAATCGTCATCAAAAAAATCGTCGTCATCAAAAAAATCGTCGTCATCTTTATAAAAAATAAAAGAAAAACTACTACTTAAACCTTAATAATTATAACTATCCATTATGAATAATCCGATTCCAATTCATCATAATAGTATGATGGACATGCTAAAAACACAAATGATGGCAATGACTATGATGTCTTCTATGAATTCTTCAAAAAGTTCTGGAATATTTAATGTGTTATACGTTTTTCTTATTACGGGATTTATCGATTTTTTTTGCAAAACTGTTGCACCCGCTGGATTTGCCTTTGCAAAAAAATATTATGACCATAATTTGAATACAAATAGACTTATAAATAATCTTATGAAAACAACCGAATCTAATTTAATCAAGTCTGCATCTATTACGATTCAAGTAAATATTGCGGATCATCTAAACATATTAGGCCAAGCATTGTTAGATTATATTACGAATAACGCGAATACAAAGCATATAAGCTATAAAAAACAAAATTTTATATTGAATCAAACCGATATTATTGAAATTAGTGAGGATTATTTCGTAAAATTGACCGAGAACAAAGTCACAGATGATTCGACAACTGGAATCGAGCAAACAGTTGAGTTATTTTCTTATTCAAAGTCGATGCAAGAGCTTCGCGCATTTCTAGATAAAATTACCCACGAATACAAGATAAAAATTGAGAACAAGTTGGGCGATAAAATGTATTATTTTAATCAGCACCCAATGACTGCACCACCAGTAGGTGGAAATGGAAAAGAAAAAGATTATAGTAAGTTACCCCCCAACTGCGTTTTTACTATGAAGCCGTTTCAAACAAATCGAAAATTCACAAATCTATTCGGACCAGAAATTGATGTTGTAAGAAAAAGAGTAGAATTCTTTACAAAGAACAAAAAATGGTACGATAACAAAGGAATTCCTTACACGCTAGGTCTTCTTTTATCTGGACAAGCCGGCGCAGGAAAGACGTCAAGTATAAAATGTTTGGCGAATGAAACCCGGCGACACATTATTAATATTAATTTGAACAATGATATTACTAAGACACAATTAGAAAATTTATTTTTCAATGAGATGATTGTTACGATAAATGCATCGACCAGCCAGACTGAAAAGTATTATATCCCGCTTGATCAGAGAATTTATGTGTTAGAAGACATTGATTGTCAAAGTGATCTAGTCATGGAACGCGGTTTGAAAACCCAGGATTCTCAGATAAATTTTCTTCCACCTTCCGTCAAAACGAATCCCGAGAAACTAGATACGTATGAAAACAAGGAGAAGAATCCAGTTGATTTTACCCAAGCGGAAAAGATTGATCTATCTTTTCTGTTGAACTTATTGGACGGAATTCTTGAGATTCCGGGTCGAATTATTATTATGACGAGCAATTTCCCGAAATTACTCGACCATGCACTAATCAGACCCGGTCGCATCGATGTAATTGCCGATTTCAAGAAATGCAATCATAATACAATGATACAAATGGTAGAGTTTTTTTATGATATCGTTTTATCAGAAGAAGAGAAAGATATTATTCGATCGACTGAAGAAGTAACATTATCTCCCGCAGAAATGGGTAAATTAATGTTTGAAAATTTCGGAGATTACAAAAACACATTGAAATCGCTCGCATCAAAAAAAGAAAACGTTTTATTAGAAATTAAAGAATTCGATAAAAGCACAAATATTTATGAACTACCAATTGTTGTTGAAGAAGGCTTGAACAAATATGAAAGAATGAAAGTGCCTTTAATTAACGAACCGATTGTATCATACAACAATGAACAAACGGATTTTGCGGGAAACGGCTTCTCACCATCTGATGAAAATAGACCAACTCTAAAGAAAGTTGAAGTAGAAATTAAAAAAAGAAAACCGCCCTCTTCTATTTACTGTGAAATGGAAGATTTTGATTCAATGTAATAAATAAAAACTCAATTGTATATATAATGCGACTTGAATTATATATTATTTTAATTACTGGATTTATTGTTTATAACGCCTATCATGACTGGAAATATCTCAAAATGCTTACGAAATACAAAAAATATATCCAAATTGCCGGATTTGTCTTTCTTGGATTCGTCTTTTATTTGATGGTAAAAAGGGATCCCAAACAATTTAAGAATGTTTTGGTACATGCCAATAATTTGATAAAATATATGCCAATTGATAAATCTGCCATTGAAATGTTTAATCCCATTTTAGATTTTACTCCGGCCCAATTTTTAGAAGAAACAGAAAATGACGATGCTCCGAAAACATTCGGAGGCGGATTACAAAATTCATATGAACAACGCATTCTAAAATCGGGCAACAAAGGTACAAAACGCTCTGTTAGCGAGACAAAGAAAAAGTATGTCGCGTCGATGCAAGATTGGAAATGCAAACATTGCAAGAAAACTTTAACCGCGTGGTTCGAAGTAGATCACGTGAAACGTCTCGAACATGGTGGCACAAATGATGTCACTAATTTAGTTGCTTTATGTAGGGAATGTCATGGACAAAAAACCGCATTTGAGAATATGTAAAGTAAAATTATATATTAGCATAATATAATATGGACACATCACTCAAAAAAATAAATACACCAAATAATATAATATTTTATGTATCATCCTTCGTCATGTTGATACTAATTATTATAAGTATTGTGGTACTATATACCCAGGGCAAAAACAGTATCAAAGACAAAAACAATTCATCAATGTCGTCTGGTGACATCTTTCTCATCGTTGTATCGAGC